ATTGTTAATAGATAAAAATCTAACATTCCTGTGCTGGTCAATTATATTATTCACAATATGTGAATAATTGGTGTGTATGAACTTATATCTCGTAACTAGTGCAAATTTTTTAATATTATTTTCTATAATTGTTTCATCTACTGAAATATCATTACGGGTTTGATTGTTAACAACATTAACACAAATTGCTTCCTCTGATGCAGAGCATCCATGTGCCATCAAATAAAATGCTCTATCATGCTTTTCGCCAATTTCCATTACATTGCCAATTATTCCAGATGACGTTTGATGATTCATCAGCTCTAATATTATATTAGATATGTCATTATCAATTAAATTTTCAATCTCATTATTATCAGACATAAAAATATTCGAGTGTTGATAAAAAGCCTCATAGTTGATAACATCAGGTACGTCTATTAGCATACTAGATATCTCATCTGGAGTTACAATAGCCAAGTAACTTTCGTTATCTTTATATCCAAAGCTAACTATGATTTGTCCAGTTGTTGGATGCCTAGCTAAACCTGCAGCAAATTCTATTCCCAGATGCTTAAAATAAAATGAAGGTGAGTATTTAATAATTTTGCCCTCATTATTATATAGAACAAAACGATGCATATAGGTACGTCTATTATCATGCATAATATGACTTTCATGAATAATAGCCAACCAGTTGCCATCAAATTCAACTAGATTGCCACCTCCTCTAAAACTATCGCTAGCAATAGATGAATCTTGCTGACTAATCAAATTACCTTGATAATCTATAATTCTTACAGGATCACAACTATAAACAAAATTTAATGCGTTGTTTCTAACAAACGGCATCCAATTTTTTTCATGCTGTTTTTCTTTGAAATTTGGTTCAATAATTTTGTAATCTGCAAATCTAACTTGGTTAATATCTGTGTGCTCAATACGAGATAGTACTATATTGCACCATCCGTCATCTGTTAATTCTCTAACAGTGCTGGTACACCATAATGAATTTTGCCATACAAATAATCGACAATCTTCCCATCCTATTACCAAGCTATATTTTGGATCTGGCAAATTTACCGGAGGAAGTATTTCTTGACTATTAATGATATTAAAATCGTAGTCAAATTCAACCAGGTAATTTATTGTTCTAATTGCATGATCACCTTGCATGTCATAGCTGCCGTCTTCGCGTATTAGATAGTTTACTGTTCTCTGTATCATCATTATTTTGCCATCTGGAGTGACAGTAATACTAGGATTAGTAGCGCTATAATTTGGTTTAGTTACAAAATTAATTTTATGTAAAATTGTGGAAGAACACAGCTGACTTAGAGAATCTGCATACCATACACTATTTTTACGTGCAATGTCTCTCTCGTGCCATGATAATTCTCTATTCAATGCGATTCGTTCGCAGGAAATTTTTCCAGAATTTTTCTTTTCTGGTAATTTTGAATAATATCCACTTATTGAAATAATTTCGTCAGCTTGTTTTGTCCAATTAAAATCATTTGTAATTTTATATACATTTTCTGCTAATAATATAGCTAAGTCATGCATATATTGAGCTTGAAATTCTCTTGCCTTTGATAGTAAAGAAGCAGGATCATTTAATATCGTTTCATAATTATCTGACATTTATTACCTTTGATTTATTTTACATTTACTGAATCAATTGCACGTCGCATGTGTAAGGCACCTTCTTTTGTACCTTGAGGATGACTATGTATTGCTCCGCCAACATTTGCCATCCAGTCAACTCCAAATTTATTAGTTATAGGTTGGACTAATTCTGCTGTCATTCCGCAACTAAGAGCAGGAATAACATTATTTGATGTTAGAATATTCAGCGTTTCTCTGAGCTCTATTTCTGGATCACTAAGGTACCCACCCCACATTCCTGCATGTATGCTATCAACTCCTGACCATGCTGCAAGTTGACATATTAATTGCCATGATAAAGAAAAAGGATTCTTAACATCAGTTATTACTCTGTCTCCGCTCTTCTGAAAATGAATAAACAATGGGAGGTTTAAATCTCGTATGCTTTTGTATACTCCAAATCCTGACCAAATATTAACATGTACACCTGTACCTCCATTATCTGCTACAAATTTAGCTCGATTAAGAACATGCAAGGGGTCAGAGTTAATACAAAATGTATAAGTCACATCAGTTGTTGAAATATAACGACTAATTAATTCAACTCTATTCTCTAAACTGCAAAATGCAGGATTGCTTAATATTTCATCCTCTTTGATGAAATCTGACCCGCCATCGACTAATGCTTTAGTCATATCCAGCAATGTTTCAGGTGTAATTCCAGTTTTTGGTTTTAATATTGATCCAAAAAGTGGCTTATTATATTTGTTTCTTTTTTGTCTTACTCCGGATAACCCGTATGTTGGTTTTTTGAAATACTTTTCAACAATGTAAGGATTTATTTCAATTTTTAATGCTCGGCACCGTGTAATTGAATTAATATCAACTTGACCACCCATGATCATACATAACAATTGTGAAATACCATCTGTAGCAAAATCAATGTTTTCTAATGGAAATCCAATTTCAACTGTGCCAAATTTATCATTGAAATTACTATTCTTTATCATTATTGCACAGTAATTATCAATTAATTCTTGTGTTTCCCAAACTGACCTAGCTGATGGATTACCAATGCTTTGACCTAGGCAAATATTCCATGCAGCGTCATAAACATTAACAGTTGATTCAACTTCATAGGTTACATAAAAATATTTAGATAAATCTTTTTCATTTCTAACTATATCAAGTTTCATATAATTCGTCCTTATTCTAAATTGAACTTATCGTTTAATACCCCGGGAATTTTAACAACTATCAATTTACAATCACTATGAAATACTGGTTTTGATGGTTCGTTTTTTCCAATAACAAATACTATAGGAGCTTCTAGTAAAGTTCCATTAATTGACATAGAACCCTCTATAAGATAATTAATCTCATCTGCCTGCTTATGGTAATGATTTGGCCAATCCTCGCCCTTATAATGTATTTTATATGCTACTTCGCAGGATTTTGTATTGTATGCTGTTTCGTTAAAAGACCCAACAAACCAGCCGCCTGTGAACGCCTGAGTATTATGAAATATTTTCATTTATTTTTTTCCTGTTGTCAGCAACCAATCTAGATAATTATGTAATGATTGTGGATCGCCGATAGGCCAGTGTTTTCGAACAAAATATATACCAATGTGTTGTCCTCTTGCAATGTTTACGTTAAATGTTGGACATACGTAAAACTCATTATTTGTTCGTAAATCTTTTTCAATCATTTCCTCTGCTGCAGATATAAAATCACTTGCTCGTTTCCAAATATATATTCCATTTGTAGCGTGAGGACTAATTACCTGTTTTTCAACGGTTCTACAAACTAACCCATTTTTATCAATTTCAGCATAGCTATTTTTTGGGTCTTGACTTTCAAATGTCATAATTGCACCGTCTAGTGCACTGGCGTAAAACCATGATTTAAAATCATTTGAGTCATAGTCTAGCATTTGATCGCAGTTTGCAATCATTAAACTACTGTCTGGATCTAGTTTGTGTTTTGCTGCTAGACAACTTTCTGCTGCACCTCTGGTAACTGAATCTAACATAACAACATCAAACCCAGAAACTTGTTGTGCAAGTCGATTGAATACTTCTTGATACGTATCGTAGTGTTCTTTTCTAACTACTAAGATAAAATCATTATTATATCCTAGGTTCTCGATGACATTTTCAATCATAGTTTTACCTAGAAATTGTATAAAAGGTTTAGGATTACTGTATCCTGCTGCAGAAAATCTAGAGCCCAGACCGCTCATTGGTATTAATATTTGCATAACGATTCCTAAGTTAACAGCACTATTATGCTGTAATTAGACCGTGAACACCAAATTTCTTAGGCTTTTTTCGTATAAATTCTAGTTAACTGAACACTGGTTTTCTTTACCAAGTCAACAGATTGATTCCATATTTCGTTGCTAACGTCTTTTGTAAAATCAATTCCAACATACCCAAACAAGTCACCATTATTTAAAAATATAGGGCAGCGAACCGTGCTTTTTGATCCTCTATTTTGAAATAGGTAGTAATACTGATTGTTAGAATCTCGATCTAGATTTCTCAATGCTATGCATTCATCTCGTGCAAATTTTTCATTCATTGTAAAATTGAAATTAGTTGGAAGTCTCTGATTAAACTGCATGATTCGGCTAGTACCTGGACTAATCATCTCATGTGTATTTGTTTCAAAGAAAAATGGAACGCCGCTGACACTGGCTAGTCCATTGTGATAACGGAAAATATAAGATCTACTTGACTTTGTAGAATCCATAAGAGTTTTTAACAGTTCGTTTATTTCAATGTCTTGTTGTGCAGATATTTTTAGATTATTGCTAAAATTTTTGATACTATGTGCTTCTTGATATAAATCAACTAATTTAGTAAAATTAAAAGCTAATATATAAGACCCACTGAGCATTAAGCTTACCATCATTATCCAGACTAAATGCACAAACAGCAAAACTGGCCGTGTATTTGTTAGATATTCTAGAAATATCCTAAGTAATGAAATTTTATTATCCTCGGCCATCTTTTTTTACCACTTTAATGAAATATTTATTAGAATTAGCAATTTCGATAAGTACACTTTAAACCATTGACTTTATAGAAATTTTATATACATTACATATATGTCCACGTATTATGAAGTTTTAGGCGTCCCAGAAAATGCTTCTGCTGACGATATTAAAAAAGCATTTCGTAAATTAGCCATGCAATACCATCCAGATGTTAATCCTGGCAATGCAGAAGCTGAAGCTAAATTTAAAGAAATTAACGAAGCACATAACACATTATCCGATGCTAATAAGCGTCAAGAATATGACAATCGTAGAAACGGGCAGGCTAACTCCTGGACTTTTAATTTTGGAGGCGGAATGCCACCAAATGTTGAAGATATATTTGACCAGATATTTCAATCCCATGGTATTCGTAGACCTCGAGCAACACCTACAAATAGAGATTTAACTTTTACTATGAATATTACACTTGAAGAAGCGTTTCATGGTAAAACAACTCCAATTTCCTTTAATACACCAAGCGGACGTAAAGTAGATTTAATGGCTAAAATTCCAGCTGGAATTGAACATGGTGTAAAAATTAAATTTCAAGGGCAGGGAGATCATCAAAATACCAATTTGCCACCCGGTGATCTCTATATACAGATAATGGTAAATCGGCATCCGTCGTTCGAAAGACATGGTCCAGATTTGCATACTAAAATTAAAGTTGATGCTATATCAGCAATGACAGGAACTAAACAGATAATCAATTGTATTGACGGACAAGTAATAGAACTTAACGTCCCAGCAGGTACACAACCGGGTACGTTTTTTAGAGTACCTGCAAAAGGTATGAGCATAAGAAATAATACAAACACACGCGGTGACATGTTTGTTCATACAGAAATTACTGTCCCAAATGATCTAACAGAACAACATATATCTATGCTAAATGAAATAAAAGAAGCAAGGAGCAAATAAATGGGTAATTCATTGGTAGATTCCAATTCGGAAATCTTACATAAAGCTTGTCAGTTAGTAACTGATGAACACTTCAAAAACGACAGTGCTCAACTTAGGCCAATAGTGTCATTGCTTGTTCAAAACCTATATTCACATAGGGCTCTTGGAATCAGCGCCTGCCAGCTAGGAATCGATTTATCAGTGTTTATTATAGACGTTGATAATAATCTCAAAGTTTGTGTCAATCCAGAAATTGTTGCTGCAATGGCAGAAATGGAACTAGGAGCCGAAGGATGTCTCAGTTTTCCAAATATGTTATTAAAGGTACGCAGGCCAAAAAATGTAATAGTTCGATATAAAAACATTGAAGGTCGTGAGATTACTGAAGAGCTTAGCGGACTAGAAGCTCGTGCATGGTTACACGAATTTGATCATACACAGGGAATATGCTTTACAGACCGAGTTAGCAAATTAAAATTAAGCATGGCTAAAAAGCGACTAGAGAAAAATCAAAAGAGATTAGGTCGATGATAGTATGGAGAAACATCAAAAATAATAGGTTGTACTTGTTATACGAAAACCATCAGCATTATTACGGTAAAATAACAGCTCAACCGTATAGTTGGATCGGAAAAGTTATTTGCAACGCTAAATTAAAAAATTTTAAACCTGTCGCATATAGATAAAGGAGTAGAGTAGATTATGAGCACCAAGGCAGAAGACATTGTTAAAAAATCATATCTAATTGCTAGCGAACGTAGACATGAACTGGTTACACTAGAGCATTTACTAGCGGCGTTAATTGATCTCCCTGAAATTAAAGATATAATCGTTGGTTGTAACGGGAACTATGACTTACTTACGAATGACGTTTATAAGTTCTTAAATGATAAAACCAAGCATAGTGTTGTCAAACAAGGGTTATATCAACCAAAACATACTCAAATGTTGCTCGATATTGTAAAAAAAGCCAAAACACAAAGTCTCTTTATATCGCGTGCAGAACTAGGATCAATTGATCTTTTTGTTGCACTTTTTAATATTGAAAATAGCTATGCAAGTTATTTCTTACAAGTTGCTGGATTAGATCGAGATGCAATTCTTAATTACATAAATTCCACAAAACAAAAACAGCAAGAAAAATTTGAGAAATCAGAAGCGTTAGACGTTCTAAACGCATTTTGTGTTAACCTAAACGAACGTGCCAAAGAAAATAAAATTGACCCTCTTATTGGTAGAGAAAAAGAAGTTGAGCATATCACACAAGTACTTGCTCGTAAAAACAAACATAATGTTGTAATGATTGGTCATCCAGGCACAGGTAAAACTCAAATTGTCGAAGGTATGGCAAAACGTATAACCGAAGGTAAAGTTCCAGATATATTACTTGATAAAACAATCTGGAGTCTTGACATTGCTAGCCTAGTAGCTGGAACAAAGTTTAGAGGCGATTTTGAAGAACGCATGAAGCAGTTAATCACAGCGTTTAGTAGCTTAGATGATGCCATCATGTTTATTGACGAAATACACATGATAATGGGTGCAGGAACCGGCGGACAGGGAGCAATGGATGCTGCTAATATTCTCAAGCCTGCATTGAGCCGTGGTGAAATCCGCTGCATCGGCAGCACAACCTTAGAGGAATATAGAAAGCACTTTGAAAAGGACCGTGCATTAATGCGCCGTTTTCAGAAGATCGACATACATGAACCTAGCATTGAAGATACAAAACGAATTCTACATGCTCTTTCAGAATATTATAGCAATTACCATCAGATTGGATATGAAAAAGATGCTCTTGATGCTGCTGTAGAATTAAGTACCAGGTATATACATGATAAATTTTTGCCCGATAAGGCAATTGATATCATAGACAGTGCAGGTGCATGGCAACGTATTAAGCCAGAAACTGAAAGGCTTAAAAAGATCACTGTAAAACAAATTGAAGAAGAAGTTAGTCGAGTAGCCAGAATTCCTGTTACAACAACAAAAATTGATGAAACTACAAAGCTAAAAAATCTCGAACAGGATATTAAAAATGTTATATTTGGTCAGGACGATGCAGTTGATAAACTAGTTGATGCTGTGTTAATCAGCAGAAGTGGGTTGCGAGAAAGCAATAAAACTCTAGGTGCATTCTTGTTTGCTGGTCCTACTGGATCAGGAAAAACTGAACTAGCTAAACAGCTAGCCACACAAATGGGCATAGAGTTTGTTCGATTTGATATGAGTGAGTTTCAAGAAAAACATACTGTGAGTAAATTCATCGGTAGCCCTCCGGGGTATGTAGGGTACGGAGACGGATCTGCAGGATCTGGATTGTTAATTAATTCGCTGGAGCAGCATCCACATTGTGTGATATTGTGCGATGAAATTGAAAAGGCACATCCAGATATTGTTACTATTTTCCTACAGGTAATGGACAATGGAATGATATCAAACCAAAGTGGTAAAACTGTAAGCGCACGCAATTGTTTCTTAATTTTTACAAGTAACCTTGGTGCTGCTGTAATGGAAAGACCAGTTATTGGGTTTGGTAACAACGATCGTACAGATGAAAATAAGGAAGAAATAAAGAAGTGGTTTGCTCCAGAATTTAGAAACCGTCTTGATGCAATCATGCACTTTAATAAGCTGAGCAGTGAGAATATGTTCAGAATATTGGATAAATTTATTGGCCAGTTGAACAGCCTAACTGCTGGAAAGAATATAAATGTTATCTTTGATCAATCTGCAAAGGATTGGTTAGTTGATAGAGGATTTGATCCTGCTATGGGTGCAAGACCATTGGCTCGAGTAATACAAGAAAATGTTAAAAAGCCACTTAGTAAAGAAATATTGTTTGGACAATTGGTTAATGGCGGCGCAGTAATGTTTACTGTAAAAGATGATAAACTTCATTTTGAAATATTAAATCGATGTCTAGACGATGCAAAGAATTTACTAGCTGATACACTAGATGAGGTGACACTATGAGTAATCAGTTATTATCAGCATTATTGGAAAAAAATGCAGTTACACCTGGTACTATAGTTACTGCAAAGTACTCATTTACTGATATGTTTGGTCGTTTATTTCTTAAAAAAACTGAATTTACAATTGACAAAATTATGAATAAAAATGATAACCTCATTTTTGAGTTATCTAGCATTTATGACGACAAACGAATCAATGTAAGCGTTGATTCTATTATTTTTATAGAAGGTATGGAGCTATCTAGGTATGCAGACATTTATGGTCTGCATCCAGACGGAACCAATAAAAAACTAGGTAAAAAAAGAGGTAGAAAACCAAAATCTAATGTATAAATATTATTTTCATTGAGGAAAATGATATGGCAAAGGTAGTAGATCAAGTTATTGCAATCAAAATTAGCAAAATAGTAAAAGATTCACAAACAGACACATCGGTAATTACCGATGAACAGATTAATCTGCTAAGTCAAAGTATTACAGAATTAGCAGATTCTATCTTAGACGATTCTGGAATTATTGTTGAAGTGGTTAATATAAGCTAGACCAATAGCTTATCAAATAGGCTATCTTAACATCTAAGTAGATTTTCTTTCAAAATAACGTAGCATTGCTTGCCTTTTCTTTTCTTTTGTTTCTAAGGACTGAGGACCTTTTTTCTTACCTTTGGTAGCAGAACTTATTTTATTTTTAGTTTCTGCCGATAATGGCCCTAATTTTCTGCCGGTAGAAAATAATCTACGTTTGTTATTTGCTAAATCTTTTTGTTCTTGAGTTTGTTGATCTCTTTTTATTTTTTTCTTTAATTCAGTTTCTTGCTTTTCTTTTTTAGAACGTTTGATCAACGCATTGCTTATATTTGCCTTATGCATTTCTGTAAGAGGTTTATAATTTCTTCCAATATGAGACTTGCTGATTTTTTCTTTTGTTTTTTCTGTATGCATGCGAGATTCCGGATTACGATTTAATGCAGCTATTCTCATTTTTTCTTTTGTAAGTTGATTTTTTGGTTTTTTCATTTTTTCTTTTGTTTCTTCTGTATGATTTTTTCCTTTGCGATTACTAGGCCGTCCTGACATTTTAGTTTTTAAATTTTCTATTTGATCAGGCGTTCTAATAGCACCGGATCCTCCTTCTCCGCCGTCTGTTTTGTTTCGCAATATTCCAGTAATTTTATCTATTCTTCCATACCATTTTATATACCTACGTTCAAGAGCAAATGCACCTAACTCCGTTAAGTTTGATTCTAAAATAATAATAAATTTATTATTTTTTGGAGTTGAAATTCCTTGTTGATGCTTGTTCCATGCTCTATTTTCTTTACCTTTACCAATATAATACGGTGTGCCTGCTTTTGCTATATTAGAATCTTTGTTTCTAATATATGCATAGACATAATAACCATCTGGATAGTTATTTTTGTGAATAAAATTCATAACGTAATTCTCCACAATTATAGATTGATAAGTCCTAACTGTATAGTGCTATAATAATATTATTTATTGCTAAATATATGGCAACAATTAAATTAAAGCTAATGATATGATATCTACAATTTTACTCGATTCTACTACTACGCAGCTAAATGTTACTGGACCTAAACACAAAGGTGCAGGATTTTCAAATACCATTGGTGTTTTACATACTGTTTCAATATCAGTTAGTAATTTTATTGGGCGTGTGTATATTGAAGCGTCTCTTGCTAGCAATCCAACTGAAATAGATTGGTTTCCAGTTAAACTCAATGGTAGATCTGACTATATTCAATTTCCTTTAGATCCAAATAAACCAACTGGGTTAAACAATGGAGATACTGGTGTTTATGCTTATAGTTTTTCTGGCAACTATATTTGGATTAGAGCTAGAGTTAGCAGAGAATACCTAATTCCGTATCCTCAAGATACTGAATTTGTTGGAGCAGTACAAAAAATATTATTAAATTATGGTGCAGTTGGGCCAGCATCACCAACGTATACTACCACACTCGATGGTTCGTATCCACAATACGGTCCAGCTGGGCCACAAGGTCCAACAGGACCGTTAGGAAGTACAGGTCCTGCAGGTAATGGAACAACAGGCCCCACTGGTCCATTTGGCGGACCACCAGGCCCAACAGGCGCTACAGGCGCAGCAAGTAATGTCGTTGGTCCAACTGGTGCAACAGGATACACCGGTCCAATTGGAGCTGATAGTACAGTTACAGGTCCAACCGGCCCAATTGGATATACAGGCCCATCGATAACAGGACCAACAGGTGCAGACTCAACTGTTCCAGGACCAACTGGTAATACAGGCCCAGCTGGAATACAAGGTGTAATTGGGCCAAGGGGTGCAACAGGTTATACAGGACCGCAGGGAACACAAGGGCCAACTGGTCCAACTAATGGTCCAACAGGTCCAAAAGGTCCAACTGGAACTGCCGGTATACCGGGAATTACAGCATACAATTTTTATGTTAACTATGACGGTGGCGGAGTTATCAGCAGTGTTACTAATCTACCAAGCGGATGGTCAGCAGTACTTGGACCAAATTATGTTACGATAACTCACAACATTGTTGGATTACCACAAGGATTTATAGCATATGGACAAGCATCTATTGGATCAACAATATGGTCAAGTAGAGGCCCTAATGCAATTATGAACTTGAGTTACGATACACTAACACCGTTTCAATTTACATTAAACGGTATTACAGCAAATAATGTTGGCACTGTTTATGGCGGACAAGCTCGTATGTCTTTATTTTTTATATAACGGAGTGAGATAATGACAGTTAGAGTTCCATTAACTCTCTTTACACAAGTAAACAGTATACAAATAAATGCATATTGGAGTGACCCGCTTAATCCCAGTGATCCATGGAACGGATATCCGTATCAATGGAATATAAATGTTGAAGTTCAGGCACAGATACATAGCGATCCTACCAGTCAAACTCCATTTTCTTATAATGGGTTAGACGTATCTGTTGGCGATTGGCTAATCTTTACTGCCAGTGGAATAGCAGTTGAAATAGTTAACATCAGTAGCCAAACTGATAGTACACTATCAATATTAGTTGAAGATGTAAGTCTTTATAATCTAATTAACAACCCTGCACAGAGCGGGCAAGGTATAGGCACAGTAAGCCCAGATAATCTTTTTGATTGCTTAATTATTAGGTTAAATCCAGAAGGCATTCCTGTTTTTTCTAATTTACTAGATTACAGCGTTCCAATTAATTTAGTATCTGATATAACCAATAGATTTCAATTTAGAAACTATATTCAAGACTATGTAACAGTTTTTCAACCAGGTAATACGCTAGCTGTAAATGATGTAATATGGTTAGAAAGCGATGGTACATATTGGGCAAGCTTGGCATCTGATCCAGGTGCAGAAATTACGGTTGGTACAGTAACCAGCATAAATCAACCAAATGTTGGTAATTTCACTTATAGGCCTCATGGCAGATACGTTAAAAACTTACCTACTTTACCAGGAAATCCAGGACAGCTATTATATGTCAGTGATAGCGACCCAGGTAAATTAACTTCTTCTGCTCCTAGCCCGGTTGCAATACCAATATATATTAAAATTACAGATACTAGTGCAATTATTACCAGCGGATCTGGTGCAGGTGGCGGCACAGCTGGCAATTTAAGTATTTTTGGCAATACAATATTTGCTACTAATTTTGATGGCAATATTAATTTAATTCCTAACGGGAACGGTGTTGTTAATATTGATGGTAATTTACAAGTACAAAACATACAAATATCATCAATAGCTATTGATAGTTTAACACCCGGACGTATTGTTATTAGTGGTGAAAATGGGACATTAATTGATGATCCTAACTTTCTTGCTGATGTTTCCGATCAATCATTAAAAGTTGGTAACATTAAGGTAACTACTGAATATATAACTACTAGTAATGAATATGTTCCATTAATACTATCAGCAAATGTTGCTAATGTTCAAGTTATTACCTCACTTGATCTAACTGGCAACAAAATTATAAATGTCCAAGACCCAGATGATCCTCAAGATGTTGCTACAAAATCGTATGTCGATGCTGTTGCAACTGGACTAAATGCTAAGGCCGCAGTATATGTAGCAACTGTCGCAGAACTAGATGCTACATTTAATCCAGCAATTGGATATGGTGCATTTACATCAAATGTATATACAGAATTAATGATTGACGACCAATATCCTGCAGCTGAAGCAAGAATATTGGTTAAAAATCAAAGCGATGAAAGTCAAAACGGCATATACCGAGTAGTACAATCTGGTAGCATTACACAGCCGTGGATTTTATTTCGTACAACTGATTTTAACGGGCAAGGCACAGCAGGACAAATATCGTCTGGCGACTTTGTGTTCGTCGAACTAGGAACCACAAACGGTAGTACCGGTTGGGTAATGACATCTCCTAATCCAATAACAGTTAATGTGTCTCCTATACATTGGACACAGTTTAGCTCAGCAGGTATAATACAAGCAGGGTTTGGATTAACTAAAACTGGAACAATCTTAGATGTTAATGTTACACCTATCATTGATACGGTAGCCGGGTTAACTACCGTATTAGGACCAATGGGGTTTCAAACAATCAAGATAAATCTTGATCCAACAGCTCCATTAGATTTTTCAAACGGTGCGCTGAGAATAAACAGTAATATTGCAGGTGTTGGATTATCGTTTAATTTAGCAGGTGGTAACCTAAATGTTACATCATCACAACCGCAGATTACACAAATAGGAAACATAACATCTGGCACTTGGTCAGCAAACATTATATCATCAGAATACGGCGGCACAGGACTCACTACAATAGGAGTGCCTAGCCAGGTTTTAGGTGTTAAAGATGATGGTAGTGGACTTGAGTGGGTTAATAGAAGCAGATTGTTTGAAGACGACCTTAATCCAGAATTCCCATATATCGCAATCGGCGATAGATATTATAATACAACAACCGGAATATTATTTACAAGAATTCAAGACGATAACGGATATCACTGGGTTGAATTATAAGGCGGAAAATGAAGTCCACGATCACTGGTTGTTAAAATCTCATAGCCTGTTTCAGTAACATATATTTGATGTTCAAATTGTGCACTAGGTTGACGATCTTTTGTTACAACAGTCCAACCATCTGATAATAATTTAACTGAGTCTTTGCCAGCATTTAACATTGGTTCCACAGTAAAACACATACCTGGTAAAATTTGAGTCCCGGTGTTTGGTATCCCCCAGTGTAAAATCTGCGGATCACCGTGGAATATTTTACCGATACCGTGTCCACAGAATTCTTTAACAACCGAATAGCCAGCTTTAGCTGCAACCTGTTGAATAGCTGCTCCAATATCGCCTGTATATCCATATGGCTTAATTGCCTCAATACCAGCCATCATAGCTTGATAGGTGGTTTCGCATAATCTACGAACCTTGGTCCCCGCAGCACCTACGTAGTACATGCGGCTAGAGTCTCCATGATAATCATCTAATATCACAGTTACGTCAATATTAATAATATCACCATCTTCTAGCTTTTTATCAGATGGAATACCATGGCATACTACATGATTTACAGAGGTACATATTGATCGTGGATAGCCTTGATAATTTAATGGCGCAGGTACAGCGTTGTTGTCAGTAATATAGCAATGACAAAGATAGTCTAGCTCTAATAACGTTATACCAGGCTTTACATACGGTGTAATAAAGTCTAGTGTATCAGCTGCAAGCCTGCCAGCCGCCCTTAGTCTTCTAAGTGCTGCTAAATTATGCAATTCAACAGTCATTTATTTCTTTGGACTAGGAAGTTTTCGTTGCGTAAATAAGTGGTGCTGTCTGGTAACTGGGTCATATTTCCGAAAACTTAACTTGTCTGCAGATTTTGGTCCCCGCGTGGGTACACGAACAATATACTTGGTGGGAGTTGTTATTTCAGAATTTACTAGCTGTACTAGGTTATATGATTTCTTTTTAGCCATTCTACTATCCTCTTGATAATACTTATTATTATGTTAAATTTTTAATTTAAACTATATATTTTTCAGGTTTAGAAATATGTTGAGTATTTAAATAAACCAATGATGGTTGCAATATACCACATCTTGTTTCTAAAACTATGTTTTGCACATTAATTGTTTGAATTAATATCCCAATATTAGTAGGGCTTCCTGTTCTTCTAGCCTGTAACCAACTATCTCTTAAGTTCTGACTGCTAATATTGCTGCCGGTGAGGTCTGTAATAGTAAAACCTCTACCTTCATCTAATAATTTACAGATCCAATCTAACCCTTCATTTGTTAATTTTTCAGATTTATCTATTCTAAATTTAGTTGAGTATTTTTTATGTATAAATGCAATTAATGCAGTTATACTTCCTTTTTTAGAAGATACATTATGCATTCGTAGTAGATTATTAAATCCCTGATATTCATCAAGTGTGAATGCTATATATGCTGATATTTCACTGTTGTTTTTCATAAAAACAATAAGATTTTTACCGTCGTTTATACCATATACTGAAACTTGATCAACTGTACCCATGTTGGTTGCTTGATCAATTTGTGTTTGAGTTATATTTAAATTGGGTATAGAATCAGCATAATCTATTTCTTGTATTTTCATAATATTAGCATATTTATTTACTTTGAAAAACCCATCTAGTATGTCCACAATCCCATATTCTATCATATCCATGTTCTTTCATAATTTCCCATTCCGATAACCCAGAAATAGTCTGTTCATCTAAATCAAAAATTTTAGCAAGTTTATGTTTTTGAAATTTAATTCTTGATTCTAATTTAATGTAATTGTTTGTATATGAATACCCAGGAGGTGTAATTTCATTAAATTGAAAACCGGATGATATATATGCTTTACCATCGCCATATTGGTTATTTGAGTAGCTAATTATAGTACCGACAAATCCTGTAACTCTTATAAACTCTTTTATCATTTTTGATAATAAGCCAGGATAGCTATAATTAACATCAGTTGCAAATCTAACTAGCTCTGCATGGCTATTTTTATATTTCCACGTAGATATACCTACTATTTTATCCTGATATTTGGCAACAAAACATATATTACGATTACTAGAGGGTCCTTGTAAATGCCATACATTTAAAAAATTTTCTTCAATGCTATAGTCTGAGCATAATTCAATTTTTAATTTTCTTGCTCCAACAACAGGCGATGGTATTTGCAAATGTCTTTTTATTTTTGATTCTACAAGATGGAATTTTTCTTTCAAATCACAACTATTGAACATTAATAATGTGATGTTATTTTCTCGACATTTTTTCCATTTTGTTATATGATAACTTCTATTTCGTTGTCCTCCGCCAAGTTCACTATGCCAGTACAACCCATTAATTTCTATTGCTAGATTTTTTGATGGTATGAAAAAATCTAATTCATATGGAGGAATTATTGATTTTGAATTTTGAATATACAAATCTGTATTAATTAAAGAATCTAATAGATCTTTTATTTGTTGTTCGTCGTTTGTAATTTTTACCTGAATAAAAATATCACGTAGATTATATTTTTGAGAATAATTTAAAATAGTTCTAAGGCTAACTTTTAAATAATCTTTTGCTTGGTCAAGAGTCATTCCAGATAATTCTGATTTAAATTTGTCTTGATCAAACAAAATACTTTTAGCTAACTCAGAATAATTAGCTTGAATCCAGTTGTTTTCACCATATTTCTCTTTAAATGCTTTGATAATTTTTTGTTTCACAGCATCAGATGCTATAGCCTCTTCTACACCAAACTTTTCTAAGTTAGTTATTTTTCTTTTATTATTAAGAGTTTCATCTAACAACGCATGTTTAACACCATATCGTGTTTGCATAGAATCATGTTGTCGATTTTTAATTTCATCATTTTGCATAGGAAATTCAACACCATACTTGGTTAGACTTGTTTTTTTCCTTTTATCTATTAATTTTTTATGATTATCAGAATCTTTTGTAAATCGTTCTTTAAATGTAGCTGCTGCCTTGGCCATAATAGTTGAATTACCAGTAGGCACTGAATACCCATATTTTTTAATATTGGTTTCTGCTGTTTTTTTCCTAACATCTGGTCTCTGCTGATGAGACGTAACTCCATATTTCTCAAAACAACGTTGCCGTCTTTTTTCAATAGCAGCAGCTAATTTAACTGGATCTTGATACCACGGGGTTGATGATTTTTTAGATTCTTTTTTAGGCGTGCGGCTTTTTTTTCCAGCACAAGTTGGACTGCATGTGTTTCTATAACAATTTCCATTACGGAACCATTTAACTGGTGTTCCACACTGACAACGTATTATATCACAGTTGTTATTAAGTACATGCCATAATAATTGTCTAGGATTTAAACAATTTATATTTTTAGATAAAGTTGTAAAAAAACTATTAAATGGGCCAAGGAATAAATCTTCCACATATACTTTTTTGTTTTTTGAATATTCCTTAACCCAGTCAATTATATCAGAGGTTAGGTGCAAGCTTTGTTGCATCTCCGGAAAATTTGAAATATCCTGTATGGTCAAGTTTGATTGTGAGATCTGCCCAAATTTTTCCACCCATGCTTCTCCATAATTTACAAAAATGATAATCTTCACTTAGATATTCTCGTGTTACTTCATCTATGCTAGTGTCAAATAATGCATATTTAAACGGTGCATACTTTGGATCCAATCCAATTGCATCAACATAATGAAGATCAGGTCGAGCCATGATAATCTTTTCAATTACTTCTCTTTTAATCAACATAAACCCTGTTCCAAGATTAGCAACTTCAACCAAATTAGGGTTCGTTGGATCTTTTGCGCTGTTTGGTACTTTGTTTACAACATACTGAATGGGAAGAGCTTTCTTTGGATACAAACCACCAGATACGTCTTTATCTGCTAATAACAGCTTAATTATTTCTTCTGGTTCAAAGCCAATATCTGCATCAATGAACATTAAATGAGTACTTTTAGGCTCAAATGCTAGAAATTTAGCAACGAGAGAGTTTCTTCCACGTGGTATCAAACTTTCATTTACCATCGTATCACATGTCCAATTTAGACCTAACTTATTTGATGCAGCCATAAATTTTAGCATGGATATAAAAAATGCTTCGTTGAGCATACCACCATAGCACGGAATACAAATATGTAACCTAGTTTGACGCATTTTATCTAATTGCTGTTGTGTAATATTCATTTTATTTCTTTCATCTATTTATTACGGCCTGCATTTTATAAACGATCATAGCCATGATTTAACATTATATCATATTCTGTGAGTTCTTTTCTATTTCTTCTTTGGAAAAATTAAATATTTTTTGTAATTTATGTGTTTGATATTTAACTTTATTTTCAAAATACCAATAATTGTCAACTTAATTTATAATATAAATATTGTATACTGGAGTTAAAATATGAAAATAGCAGACGTAATCCAAGAAGGTCGGTCCATGCCATGTATTATAGTCGATGTTCAACCGGAGTACTGTGGTATATACGACGGCGATGAAAATCCAGTATGTATTGATGTTGTTGAATTTGTTAACAACCAAACCGGTCCGGTTTTAATGTTTGTTAATGCAGAGGAAACAGGGTTAACAGGTGATTCGATTGATGGTGTAAAAGAATATTGGCAAGATACAGCAAACCGTCCTATTAATTGGAATAGATTTCAGTTTGTAGACAAAGGCTACGGCTATTTTAGAGCATGGATGGATCAGAATATAAGTCCAGCTACAATAATCAAGGTTATTAGATATCTATATCAACACAAAGTAAACGACTCAAGATTATTATTTGGTGGCGAAGACTCTGAAACATATGCTGAAAACATGCAAAAATTAGTGGGAGATGAATTTCAAGATTGGATGCTATCTGACCCTATTACAGTAGAATGGACTAGCATATCACAGATTAAACAATTTAGCGGAGCATATCTAATGGGCGGCGGCAGAAGCGAGTGTTTACGCGAGGTAGAGCTATTGATGAATGCATTTAATATCAAATATAAAAGAATAGATAGTTTAGTATATGGCTAACTCTAAATAAAGAAGGAGGGATGAATCATCCCTCCTTCTTCTATGTCCGGATCATCAATCTATGAGTTTTTGCTCATAGCTCCCCGGCTCTATAGATATTAATAGTCGCTATTGCCTTCGGCATTAAACCAACCATCTTCATAACCAGTTGCATAATCTTCAGTTTCACCAGAGAGGTCAGCATAGTCAAACCCGTTATTGTAGTCATGTTCGCCGGATGCATATCCATCTGTGTACTCAACGTTAGACTCGGTCCCCGCAGTGGTTTTAGCAATGCTGTTGTAGCCCTTTTCGTAAGCAGCAATGTAGCGGGCATAGTCATCATTGTCATAATCAGCAACCGGGATATCATTATATCCTCGACTATTAGCAGCATCGCTGCGTCCCTGATTGTAACCAACCAGTGCAGAGTTACCAGAGCTACGGTTCTTTGACGGTGTAACCGGAGTCATATTGTCGTAAACCGGAGCAGTGAAAAAGTTTTCAGTCTCACGAGTGTCAGTAGTGTTTTCGCCAATTACTTCATACTTGCAGGCACGACCCTTGGCATTGTCGTAGTCGCTCGGAATAGATACTACATCGCGAGGATTAATCTTAACAATCATAACCCGCCCGCTACCACCGTGGTAATGAGGAAGATAGGTCAGGCTACAGAAGTGAAGACCATCGCTGCAAGTGCGATCCTTGTTGTCATCGACCTGGTTACGAGGCATTTCAGGAGTTTGTCCAACACTGTTGTCCATCTTTCCTGTATAAAAATCCATGTAGTCATCACGAACCTTCTTGTATGCAAGGAAGAATCCGTCCTCGGTGATAGGAAGGTTAGTAGCCTCAAGGAATCCATAGAGCTCGTCGACTGCGCGCTTGCTGGGATTCTGCATGAGATTTTCAAGGAACTTCATCATCGGCTGAGCATCGAACCCTTCGCGACGCATAGCAAGAATCCTGTTTACAACCGATCCACGAATCTCAAGATCGCCGTACAGAACACGATCAGCTTCTACAGTAATCTTGCCCTGAACAAAAGATTCGACGCTCTTGCGAACATTGATGAGAGATTCTACCTCATCAAAATTCTTATCTCGCAGTGCGGATCGAATAGCGTCGTAGTTTGCATGATCACGGTTAATAGTATGAGTAACACCGGAAATCATAACAGTTAGAAAGTTCGCACCAATAATACTAGCAGTGACAGTCATTTTGCTCTCCTTGTTGAGCGAGTTGATAAATTAAATAATACTTCTACACTATAACACAAATACAATTAAAGTCAATGTATTTGTTACGCTGCCAGCTTCGCAGTGTTACGAGCAGGCAGCGAAATGCTGGCGTCGACCATGTTAATGTAGTTTTCAATAACCTTACGATTATCTCCAACCCAGAGATTTGAAGTTGTATAGCGATCGGCGAGCAGCATAGGAATCATTGGATATTGCTTCTCAACCTTATTCCATGCATCAGCACCTTTAAACACTGGAGCAGGCAGAACATTTTGATTGCCCATGTAGACATTGAGAGAAGCAAGATTGAGCTCAGTTTTTCCAGTGGTTGAAATAGATTCTAGCTTTCGCATACCTTCAACAAACTTAGAAAATACGCCATCCGTATCAACAAGGTTCCATTTGGTTTTCCACATACTAATTTGATTAATTTCGGTGGCAGCGGTGTTAAACTCATTTACATCGCTAACCTTTTGCAGAACGCTAGGAGTAAGACGAGTTTTCAATCCAGCCGAAATAATATCAAACACATTCTCCCATTCCGGGATCTTTTCAAGTTTCTTCTTAAAGTTGCCACGCGGAGCATAGATTGGAGTATCACGATCCAGGATACCCAAGGTCTGTGCCAGACAAATGGTATGATAGAAGTTATCAAATTCAATATCATTACGGACAGGAGTCCACACATCGAGATTAACGTAGACCCCGCCGTCTTCGAGTTCTACATCTACCGCAGTCCATGCCTTCTTACCGCTCTGATATTCCAGTCGATACTGAAGCATGTTAACCTTTTCGCCGCGCGCACCGGTATTGCTCGGACGCTTAGGCAGCTGGCTGGTCAGCAAATATTCTGGATTACCTAGCAGATCCAGAATCTCTTTGCGAGAAGCAGTCGGAGTGCCACCAAAAACAGTAATTTCAAAGTTGTTATTGTTAGACGAATGATAGTAGTTAACTCGGCTAGCACCACCACGTTCGAGATCATCAAAGATAATCTTCGTGGTCGGGCTGCACTTGAAGCTCAAGTTACGATGATACTCAAGCTTGCGAGTGCGCCGATACGACCCACTGATAGTAGTAATATGTGGAGCAGTCTTCGGGTCATAAACCTTGCTAGTATCAAATGCAATAGCACCGCTGCGAATCGTGTGATTATTCCATTTGAGTCCTTGGTTACCAAAAATACGTCCAAACTCATAATGATACTGGCTGTTATAACCAAAAATGGTGTTAAATGCCTCGTGCGCTTCCCACAAGGTCTTAGCATCCGACATAAGCTTTTCAAAATTTTCGCCAAGCTGCCGAAGTACTACCTCTAGACGAGCCTTAATATTATCCTGTGTGCGCGAGTCATATCCAAGAGCTTCGCGGCTGGCAGCAACTTCGAGATCACCGATATCAAAGTCCAACACAACTGACATGCTAAGAAGAGTCCGCTGATTAGCAGTTAGACCAGAGACACTATCTGCGTGAATTGGATATGCAACTCGACCCATCAACGCAATTGCCGACGTATTAGCATAGTAGCGATAGTCGTATGAAATCTTAATAATCTTCCAACGATCTCCTTCAAACAGCGTTGTCACAGGTTCAATGGAAAAATCTCGCATTCCTACAATAGTAGGCTGAACTGCAAACCAACGAAAAACACCAGCAGCTTTAGACTTAAAAGAATTAAAGTCGGTCTGGAGCACAGGAATCTTAACAGTGACACCGTTAGGTTCAGCAGTCTTACGTTCCATCAAAAGAGCAACACTGGGCATACCATCTTCGGAACGGTACATGCTGTACTGACGCTCAATGCCATTTTTAATAGCAGTAACATCAAATGCATCAACGTAGCTAAACGGGCTCTTGCTACCAAGTCCAAGGCACCCTACCATGTCGTTGGTATCGGTCTTGGTGCTAGCACCGTATACAGTATAGATGTTCATAACCTCATTGTGATCGAGCCCAATGCCAAAGTCACGAACATGGAACCACGGTTCAAATACACCCGGAAGATGAACTTCAATCGGAGTCTCTGGCTTACCAGCAGCAACGTGCGAGTCGATAGCGTTGCACGAAATTTCACGAATAATGCTGGTAATCTTATCGCTGTACAGACCATCACTGAGAATTTTTGACATTTTTGCATTAAACGCAATAGTAAAGCGGCCGTCATCGGCTAGCCCAATACGCTCAACTGCGGTGTTGTTAAAGCTACCAATTTTCACGTTATGCTCCGTATCTAATTGCTAAGTGTCCATGCATAATAGCAGATTTTGATCATAAGTCAATTGAATCTTAGATAAATATTAATGTGGTTCGCGGACGGCAATCCCAACCACTCTATAACACGGAGAGCTACAGCAATAGACAATATTTATTTTATATATGCCTACATTCGGCATAAAAATTCTGCAACTGCAAAACTTGGAACCCCTTATTATATAGGAAAGGGCAAAGGGCACCGACATTTGCAACCGCATGGACAATATATCCCAATACCAAAAAATAAAAATTTTATTGTTATTTTAGAAAAGAATCTTACAGAGATCGGTGCTCTTGCGTTAGAGCGTAGGTACATAAGATGGTATGGTAGAAAAAACCTAGGCTCTGGTATTTTAATTAATCAGACCGACGGCGGCGATGGGGTCTCGGGTTATAAACATTTAGAGAAATTTAAAAAATTTATTAGTCGGGTTAACAAAGGAAAAAAAGTTAAAGAACATTCAAAGACCAATTTAAAAGGATTTATACTTCGCTACGGAGTTGAGGAAGGAACTAAACGTTATTTGGCCAAGTGTGCGTCGTCAGACTCTAGTAGCTTACAAGCCTTTATAAAAAGATATGGTATTATCGACGGACCTATTCAATTTGAAAAATACAAAAAATGGTCAAGCGAAGTTAAAAAAGGATCAAATAACGGATTTTTCAACAAAAAACATTCAATTGAAAGCCGCCGAAAAATTTCTATAGCAAATGCAGGTAAAAGTAAAAAAGAACGCCTGAACACAATGCTAAAATTGGTGAAGCCAATAAAGGTAAAAAACAACCAGTTGCATGTTGCATTCACTGTGGTAAAATAGCTAGCACCACTAATATAAAACGCTGGCATAATGACAACTGTAAAAAGTTTCAATTGGAAAAATAGTGTCTATCTTCTAGTTAGATTCTTTTAACATGTCAAATACCTGCTCTTCTAGCAGTGCTTCATGGCAATGATTGGGCATACCAACACTTCCATATACTGCCAGACAGGTATAGCAGCGATAGGCTGGATAACTGGCATTAAGGTCCAAAAATGCAGAGGAACCACATACAGTTGTAACTGTGCGAGGCCAACCTCTTAGATCCTCATCTATCATTCAGCAGTTATAGCATAAACTGATAAAGTGTCAAGTTTAATTCTTAGGTAAATGGCTGCTCATGTAAAACTTTGCACGCTGAGCTTTGCCTTCTTTAATTGACTCAAATATAATTATAGTTATACGTTTAATTTTTAAAAATAATGTACTAATCATGTAAATCTCCTTTCACTGTATTATTTACTATTTTATGCTGCAATGCAACATATGTATATTATAAATTGATTTTTCAATAAGAATCATAAATAAATTCATACTTAAGGAGCGTATTAGATATGGCACAGTCAATTGTAGACGATATTAAAAAATACAGAGAATTATTAGAGACAAGCAGTGGTATGTTAACCGAAACTACCGACGAAGGGTTAGCTGGCGGGTTAGCTGGCGGTGCTATTGGTGGCGTAATGGTTAAGTCAATTCCAGGTGTAGTCACAGGATATAAAATTGGCAGTGATATACAAGATGCTGTTGCAGGAAAAGCAGAAAAAACCGAAGAAAACTTAGAAGAAACACAAGAAGTTAATATAATTGGATATAACAGTGCATATCAACCTTTAGATCAGGCTGCCAAAGATCCAAAGAATAAAAGAACTGTTAAAATGGTAAAATTAGGAATAGATCAGACTGGCGCTCCAGAGCTAACATTTACAGAAGATGGCAGCAACTATAAAGCAAAATGGCACCACCAGTATGGCTGGGTAGCCGATTTTGATTAATAGGTATTTTTACCTATCTTGTTCACAACTGGTATAGACGTCAATGTCTATACCAGTTTCTTTTAGCTCATTGGTTAACAGTTCAATATGTGCCCTGGCTCGAGTACATTCTGTAATACTTAGAAATTTTGTTTCAAACGTCATTCCAGTTGGTTTACCAGCTATTAGAATAAACCAAACCAACACAGCAGATTTAACCATATAACATTTCCATTCCGTATAGATCAAGCTCTATACCTGCCTCTTCAAACATGTCTTGTGTGATCTTAAAACTTTCTTGCCATTTAGGATTTGAGTTAATTGGTGACACAACTCGACTGATGCCGCTTTGAATAATCTGTCCGGCACAGTTGCTACATGGCATAAATGGCCAAAGATACATGGTACAGTCTTTCAAACTACGTTGGCTAAAAATAATCGCATTTGACTCTGCATGAACTACCTTTTTAAGCTTGGTATCACGATCTTGATAGTCTTCTTGATGATCCTCAATTTTAGCTGGAAAACCATTATATCCTGTGCTAAGAATTCTCTTATCACCATCAACAATAACTGCACCGACCTTGGTGCTGGGATCTTTACTCCACTCACTAACATGCTCGGCTAGTCGAATAAATCTCTTATCCCAGGTTGAGATTTCAGCGTTAATAGCCACTAGGCGTACCACTTTTTAATCATGTTAAACTCGTTAACCATTTCGCCGTAGCCAAGCTCTGTTAGCGTATCGCAGAGCAAGTCGTCAGCGTATCCATGTGCAGCCTCAGGGTCGCCGCCGTAATCCTTTTCAATTTGCCTCATTTTTGCTGCAGCCATTTCAGCCTTAGTCTTGGTCTTGCGTGCCTCAGTATGAATCACAGTACCTGTGCGAATATATTCTGCAATACAGGCCGGAGTTACTGCATACTTGTCATCACCGACGGGAGTACCAATGACGCTGTTAACAACGACACCAACACCCTTGATCTTGGTTGCTGACTTACCAATAGTATATTGGTACTTGTTGCCGTCTACTGTAATATTCCTATATGCCATACTGCACCTATTTGTTTAATATGTTTTAGCTACTTTTGCTCAAAATGTCAAACACTTTTTCTGAATATATTCCAGGCCAATCAAAGCCCCAGAGAATAATTTCACTGCTGTACCAGTCACCTCCTCCACTTCCAGTTCCAAGATATATACCACTCTTCCTAAACATGTCACTGAAGAATCCGTCAACTTTGCCATTATACCGAAACTCAACTCGTCCGTGCCACCCCGGATAACTCATGGGCAAATGCTTTTCTCGAGCCCAATTTTGAACATGATTAAAAGGAGCACTGTGAGTATTAGACACAGATTCTCTATATTCCACATTGATATTAACGTTGAGAAATTCAATTGTGGTCTTTTTCCCGTGATTAATAACATTATGTCTATGAGCAAGAAATTTAGAATTAGCAAGAATCCATTGTTCAATTTCACCAATAGTCTGAGCAGTATTACGAAATTTAGCTATTTTATTTTCAATGTCTTGTAAAAGATTTTGACGGTTAACAATTTTTCGTTGATCAGCAAGATATCGCCTACGATGCCGATCGTAGTCGCGCTTCCATTCAAAAATCTTACCAGTGTCGGTACATTTATACGCGATAATTTTCATAATTTAAAAAAGAAAAGGGATAGATTAACTATCCCTGTTTCTGTCCTTTCGGATGTATATTAAACGGTCTCAGTAGCAGCTTCGGCCTTGGCTTCTACATTAGCCTCGGCTTCAGCGTCGTTGAGAACAGCGGTTGCCGGATCGACAGCCTTAGTCTTGCGTGAAACCTTAACAGTCTTATTCCCAGACGTGTCATTGGGCATACGCACATTCTCAAACTCAGGGTAGGATGCCTTGAATGCAGCGATAGCATCCAGCTTGGTCATGGGCGAAGTAAGCTCCATAAACACAATATCCGTACAGCCAGCTCGCTCAAGAACCTTGGTACGATCGGCAATACTACCGTTGGCTACACGGAACTTGGTAGTCTTGCCCTGAGTACTAACACCAACAATATTAAACAGCTTATCAGTCATTAAATTCTCCTATGTGTGACTTGTTGCTAACTCTTCTACTATAACACAGTTTGAATCAAGGTCAACCGTATATTTTGATTTTTTTCAACTTTTAGCTTGATTAACAAAATTATAACATTTGATCAAAAAAATCTCCCAAAACTGGGAGATTTTTTGTTAAACAGGATTGGTCCAACCAACGACACGGTCTTCGCGTATGCTACGCCATTGGTTAATATCCAAATCCCATACACGCATTACATAGCGCGGTGTGCTAGTACGTGTCTTAGACTTTGGCTTGTAATTAATAAGAGTTTCATTGGTAGTTGCTCTCATAACACGCTCACTGCCATCATCTTTGATAAAATGAACTAGTACAGGACCTTTCTTTAAAAGAGTATAAAGATTTTCTTTTTTCATGCTAAACTCCTTGTGTTTATCTATATAGTATATTTTACATAAGTTTCTGAAAACAATAATTACTTATAATTATTCAATAATTCGTAGTCCGCCTCTACTGAGTATTCGAATCCTGTGACTGATTTCGTCGGCAGCGGCCAGCTTACCTTCTAAAAGAAGGTTTCCAGGATTAATATGTAATTGATCTTCTAATTTTTTCTTATAACCATTTATAAGATCTTCTATTTCAGATCTTTCTAATTTTTCACTAACCATGTGTTAGCTTTTGTTGCGTTCTAAGATTGGGATTTACATACATCCACCGCATAAAATTATAGTCTGTGATAGAGCCGTTTTCTTTAAGCTCACACTGTCCCCTACGAGGAATAGTAGCTATCATAGATGTGGTGTTAGTCCACGGATCATATTGCTTACCAGCAAATACTAAGTAAGTCTGATCAGAATCTCTAACATAAATTGGATCTCTTTTTGTTAAAAAACCCCAAGTGTATGCTAGATACAATTTAATTTTAAATTTCAATGTCATTTTGTGTACCTTTCGATCACCTGCTGTAAATCAGACAAAACATTCTTAATATCTGGATTCACAACAACGGCAGAAGTTAAGCTGCCATAATGAGCTTCAAGCGATTCCATCAACAACTTTTTGATAGCATCTTCCTTTGGAACATTTGGCAACTTGCTATTGGCATACGCAGTTTCCAAAGCATGTTCTTTGTTTGTGAAGTATGCTTCAAGCTGATCCAGGGTCCATTCTCCGCGCCGGATAGTTTTGAGTTGTTCGCGATTACGTTGAAGATCCAAGTCACATTCAATTAAAATCTGCTCAACTTCATTCATTAGTCTCACGGTGTGATATGCAAATTTGAGATCGTAGGTAGAATCATTTTTGAAATTATTATTAATTCTATCAGAAAACCCACCTCGGTTTTCTGCTTTTTTTAATAAGTTCTCAAGTTCTAATAAATCCGCATCGCTCAAGTGTGTCAGATTTGTACTTTCCATTGTTAACCTCTTCTAAAAATTTTCCAAATTTATTTTTATTAAAAACATATTCTTCTGTTAAAATCTTATATTCAAGGCCATTATTAAAAGCCCATTCCCATTGTCCTATTAATTTAACAAAATTATGTTCTATTAATGCAAATGGTTTAACTTCTAATAAAACCCGTATACCTGTTTGCATAGTAACAATGAAATCGGGTATAAAATATCTATAAATATCACGTTCGTAGTCATAAAACTCATATGAAATAGTTTCAAAAAAATAACTTGATACACATGGTTCATAATCTAAATATTCTGCTATTTTTAGCTCCCATGAGCTTCTATAATAAAAATCTCCACCTTTAATTGAATAAAACCATCCTGATTTATAATAACTTTTAGATATAAATGATTTATTAGCTTGTGCTTTTGACTGTCTCTCAGATATTTCTTTCATTTGAGCATCAGTTCTCGAACTCCACCATTCTTTTTTGTTTTGAGAACATTTGGAAATAAATTCATCGGTAACAAATGATTTATTACGTATACTTCGTTGGGCAGGCGTTAATACATTCCAATATTCTTTTTTACTTTTAGATATTTTATTTCTTATATCTAATCTCTTAGCTGGATTATTTTCACCTATAAATTTGATACCATTATTTTTCCGTGATTGTTTTGCCAATTCTGACATTGTATACGGACGTTTAAATGGCTTTAAATTATATTTTTTGAGCCAATATCTTATTTTTTGCTCATTAACATCAAAATATTGAGCAATCTCTCTAACATATTTTAATTCAATTAGTTGTTGCTCCAAATTATCTTTTAATATTTCTTTTTTTAATCTCATCTTGTACCTGTTTTAATGTTATGTCCGTTGGAATATCATTTTTTCTACATAACGCCACAAATTGGTTAATTTCTTTATTTCTAAGCTTATTAATAGAGCTATAAGCATAACCTTTGAACTTATGCCATGCACCACGATGTAGAAAGATATGACGGTTCTCTCTGACATTTTCGCTGATAGCAGTACTGTGAATAATACAGTTTCGTGGAACAAAAAGACTATCAATCATATTTGGATTATTTTCCATACACAGACTAAAGAATTTAACCACGCTATAAACTGCAAAATCACGTTCAATGCTGGTACTTGGATCTTTAACGTGATGTTCCTGATAGACCTCGAAACGCTGAATTTGTCTACCAAAACCAGGAATTTCACCGGCAAGATGTGGAAACACCAGTTCTTTTGGAGGGATGCACCATCCATAGATATCAACATCACTGGCATCTGTACTGACTCCATAGGCCTGACTTCCCATCACGCATAGGTATTGTGTGTTGTCTGCAAGCCATTTTGGAGGATGGATTAGATTTTTCTTTTCTAGGTTATGTAATAGCATTATTTTACTATATGTTAATAATCAATGATGTCAAGGCAATTTAAGTCTAAATTTTAAAGTTAGCCCTTGTATTCTCCTTTTCCAAATCTAAGATTTAGGTCTTTGGAAACTTTCTTGGCTAACCTAATATTCGTTCTATATACCTTTTCATTTTGTTCTGCGGAATAACTCAACATCGAATGAGCAGATTTTGGAGCAGATAAAATCTCCATAATCATTTCTCTGGCAGCAGCCAGCCATGCCGGTTTTACATTGTTGGGAATATTATCAAGCATGTTATATCCGGGACTCATTGGATAAAAATGTCCACTATACAGATCAGGATTTCGTGATGACTCAAAAAAATCAAACATTGAATCCTTATGGACCCAGGGTATAAGAGCTAGGTTATATGAGTTATCAAATCTAAATCGTAGAATAGATTCCTCATATGCTTCTGATATAAGAAATCTAGGAGAACTCACGATATCTAACAACCGTTGATCGCCGAGGCGCTGATCTCTCATTTTCCTTTTATCTTTAATCATGGCATTGGCAGTTTTATATATAGGCGAAGCGGTTTCAGACCATGGTCGTCCATTTTCCCATCGATAACCGTTACCATTGACACAGAATATATGGTGCAGTACAAAAGTTCTACACTTGTACAAGGTTGGATATTGCCTGATGCACAGGGCAACATGATCATGTACTTCATCAATATACTTAACTGTGGATTTACTCATATTGAACGGTTATCCTTATAGGCTATTTGCAACATAATAGCACAGACAGAAGTCTGTTACAATGGCAGTTTTAACTAAAATCTAATACCACTGTCGCGGTCTAGACTTCAAAGTTAGTTTATTCCAAGTAAGTCCAAAACGAACCATATCGCGTGTGTTTGCAAATTCAAAGGTCCATTTTACAGGGTCTGTTTGCTCATAATTCCACTGTTGTCCTTGTTTGCCATGTTCGATAACACACCATTCTACAATTTCATCAATAGAATAAACCGTGTCATGCGGCATTTCTAGAATGGTAGTACAGCCAATTGACATTTTATTTAAACTCCCATATTGCTAAGTTTGAATTCAAACGCATATTCTGATTCTTTAAAGCTATATATAGTATAGTATATTTTACCGCGCTTTTTAGGCATTTTTTTATCATATAACCGGTTTCTATTCCTGTTCCATAGATTACTAGGCCCAGGCCGACCATAGTGTTGCATACACCAAACATCAAGAAACTTAACCAATTTTTCAAGTTCCATATTGTCTGCGCGTTCAATTGTTACAGTATAAGGTAATTTACTCATAGCACTGCATCATAAACAACATGTAATCATGGTCCTGAGAAAAACAATAAATTGTGTGATCATTATAGCTTGAATAAGCTACTTTGTCATGCTCTACGTTGTCTAACAACCATTTATCTATTTGAATTTTCTTTGAAAATGATAGATATATAGGCGGTGTTGCATATGGAAAGCTTTTTCTTCTCATCCAAACCTCAATAGGAATAACACCCGTGCTTGAGTATCAAATGGAATAATGAATCCTTGTTCTGTTAGCCACGAGTCGGCCTCACTAGTGATATCTCGTCCATAGAGAAACCACTCTCTAATGCCATCTACATGTTCAATTGCAGGTCCGTCCTCCCGATGAAGTTGGCCATTTTGGAACCATGCTCTGTATCTATTTTTACTGTCAATTGCAGGGCCATCTACGCGATGAAGTTGGCCGTTTTGATACCATTCCTTGTTTCCTGCATCATCTTCAAGTGCAGGTCCATCTCGACGATGAGGGTGACCTAGTTCGTTTCGATATTCTTTCATCCAAACCTCAATAGGAATAATACTTGTGTTTGTTTATCAAATAGCACTGTAATATTATGCTCTTTTATCCAAGCTTCAACCGCATCAGTGATATCGCAATTATTTAGATACCAACGACGATTGCCATTAGGATGCTCATACGCTGGCCCGTCAATACGATGAATTTGTCCATTCTGACACCAATATCCGTCACCATCTGCAAAAATCAAAGCTGGACCATTGGTTCTATGACGAATGCCGTTAACGTACCATTCCTTCTCGCCATTACTCCATTCAATTGCAGGGCCATCTTCTCGATGTCTTTTACCATTCAACCACCATTCACTGTTTCCATCGAGATGCTCAATTGCAGGTCCATCCACGCGATGCAACTGACCTAACTCGTTACAATATTTCTTCATCCAAACCTCAATAGGAACAATACCTGTGTTTGGTTGTCAAACGGCACGGTGATATCCTGTTCAGTTACCCATGATTCAGCTTCATCTGTAATATCTCGTCCGTAGAGAAACCATTCTCTAGTGTTGTCCGACCATTCAATTGCAGGGCCATCAAATCTATGTCTCTTGCCATTTAGATACCACTGTTTAGCGCCATTTGGATACTCAACAGCAGGGCCGTTGTCGCGATGTCTCTTGCCGTTTATATACCACCGTTTAGTTCCCTCATAATATTCAACTGCAGGACCGTCAGATCGATGTAATTGGTTATTTAGATGCCATTCTTTAGTGCCATCTGCCCACTCAACAGCAGGCCCATCTAGTCGATGTAATTGATCATTTACAAACCATTCTTTAGTTCCATCTGAATGTTCATATGCAGGACCATCCAGTCGGTGTAGTTCTCCCTTTTCGTTTCGATATTCCTTCATCCAAATCTCATCACAAAGGCCACTGCGTCTTCTTTTTTAAGAAAACGTATTTTAACAGTTTTTACATCATTGTGCAACCACCATTCCCAGCTTCGTTGTTGCCGACCGACATTTTGTTCTAGCCACGGTTTCCATATTTCATTTGGATCATCAATGCCGGGCCAAGGGATGCTAACCACTGTACCAAATGGCATATTCTTCCAGATGGTCAGCCATACAGTTCCGTAACCGTTGAGGCAATGTTTACGAACTAGTCCTAAACTAAAATTCATTGATTAAAATACTAGTAAGTTTACTTAAAACTAGATTGGTTATTACGCCTATTACACGACATTAATAGCTCATGTAAAGATCAAACACTAGAGATTGAAATATATATAGTTTTTATTGATTTTGATTTAATCTCATAACATTTCTTTAAAAAAGGGCGAACAATAAATGAAATCTAGCAATGAAAAGCAACATTCAAGCTGCAAAAATCAACATTCAATTAACACGGTAGTCCAGACTCCTGTAGCAACACCGAAGCTTTTGGCTTCTACTTAAAACAGGTAACAAGGACTAATGCCAATATTGGAAACGTTTAAATAACGTTCCTGTATTTCATCGCTAACAAATCCACCTACTGTTCGCACCTCCTGATCTAAGATTGCTCTTAGATCAAGTTCTCTGCCCGAAGAATTTCAACAACAAACTCAGGCAGCTTAACCTTTACAGTTACGTTTTTGGCAATCAGCTCATCGCTGATCTCACGACGCTGCTTCTTGATTTCGAACATGTTCTTCCTAATCGTTTCAAGGTAAGCAGAATCAAGAAGATTTACAGCCATGTCGTAGTTATTGTCATAGCTAAACCGGCTTGTTTCGCCTTTGGTCTGACGTGCAGTAAGGTTGCACTGAATTACAGAGTCGTCACCTGCAGGTTCAGCCTGTGCAACTGTGCTAAGAAGAGCCAGTACCTGCTTGTGGCAGTTATCGGCGGTGAGTAGGTCATTAATGCCACATTCAGCATTAGCCTTACCGACTGCCGTACGTACACCGGCTAGAGCCTGATACAGCTTGGTAAGACGAGTAACCTTGTCTGCTGCATCAATTCGCTGTGCAGCCATCTTGGCCTGCCAATTGGCATCAAATGCGTTTAGCGCAATTGTGGTGTTAATGGTGTTGTTCTGCAACAGCTCCTTGATTGCATTGGCGAGCTGATCAGCCTTACGAAGAGAAACTTCCATACTATACCTCCTATTAAATTGTTTAGCTACTATATACGATATTTTATGTTTGTGCAACAGGTGAATAGTTAAAATTCACAGAAATCAACTTCTTCGCTGTAATAGCCGTTACTTGAACCATACCAACGAATAGTAACTGAACCTTTGTTAGTTCTAATTTCATAGAAGGTCCAAGTACCACTTTCGCTTGTGTCAGTATCTCGTTGACTGCGTTCTTCGGCTTCTAGAATTGGTGTTCCAATCAAATCATCTAAGTCGCCAATGATTTCCTCAACACTTACATTTTCGCAGCAATCTTGCTGATGGTACATTTTAAACTTTCGACCATTTGAACAATAGAAATCGATCTGTTCTCCGTCATTGTTAATTTGAGTAACAATTCTTCCTAGTAATAGTTCAATACCTATATTCATATCTCTTCACCTTGTAATAACATATATTTAATCTTAAAGAATCACAATATTCCAATAAATTTTAAAACTATCTATATAATATAGTTAACCGTTTTCTGTTTGGTATTACTTCATCCAAACTTTAATATGAATATAACCTGAGAAGATTCGTTTAGAGGTAAACTAAGTTGCTGCTCATTGAGCCAGGATTCAACATTAACGGTGATGTCATAGCCATTCACATGCCAGGCCCTGGTCCCGTTACCATATTCAATAGCAGGACCATCTAATCGATGCAATACTCCATCTCGCCACCACGAACGGTTTCCCGACGAGTCGTGATATGCAGGTCCATTGTCTCGATGACGTAGTCCATTTTGATACCAATCATTGCTGCCATCTGGTTTTTCAATAGCGGGTCCGTTAACGCGATGTAGTTGATCATTCTGAAGCCAATACTTGGTACCATCTGGATGTTCAATAGCAGGACCGTCCAAGCGATGATATTGACCTAGTTCGTTCCTATATTCCGTCATACAACCCTCAATATGAATATTGAAAGAAGAGTTATTGAAAAATCAAGTAACTTGACGATGTTTTATTTCTTTTCAATAACTGTTAAGAATGAGATTTGTTTTATTATTCTTTAATAAAATCGCACAGTTGCACCCTTAAGCCAGCCACTGCACACAACACCATCTACGTTCTTTTTATTAGGGCTTAGAGCTTTGAACTTAGTTACAAAAGTATCGTCTCGTCCACAACCAGCAAACAGACCCCACCCAATAATCTCAATATTAGTATACCCCATATTTTCCAGGGTACGTTGAGCAACTGCAGGATCACTGCAACCAGCACACGTCATGCTAATAAGTGCAATAGCTAGAAGCTTTTTCATCATGTAATCCTTCTGTAACTTTGAGTTATAATACACTATGAACTAGACAAAGTCAAATGTTTATTAAATAGTGTATAACAATGATACCTGAATTTACTCGGATTGTTAACACAGGATCAACTCTTTACGCAGAGATATTTTGGCCGCGAGGAGAGCTTGGTGCTCCGTATCATCAATGGTGGGATTTAAGAACTTGCGAATTTAGGCTTAAAACTGCACCAACTGAAGAATATAAACAAGTATATCAACTGGCATTAGATCAGCTTAACTTGGCAATTAAAGCCAAGTTAAACTAAATTTAGTTAAATCATCCTTGTTAGAAAAATGATATGTTATTATACCAGCACTGGCTTCATCAAATGTCCAATCCCATGTACCTTCAGGTATATTATCCCTGCACCATCTCCATATATTCATAGTGTTTTCATCTTTTAATGAAACTTTATATCTATCCATTATAGATTAACACCAAGTCAGCATAAACCTAGCAGCATCTTCTTTGTTTTTAAAACAAACAGTTGCAGCAACAGGACTATTTAGACCGTTATCCTTCCAGTGAATATCCCAGGCTTCTTTTAGATAACCAACATGTTCATTTAACCAACCCCATGGGTGTTTTCTAATAATAAGTTCAGATATCGTTACAGAGTGTTCAAACTGTGACATTAGTTATCAAACCAAAATACAATACGAGTTATGTATCCTGCCTTTTCAAAAGTTTCCATGGTTGCAGCTACAGCTTTATATCTTAGAAGAAATCTTTTAAGATCCCGTGCATAAAGATCTTTAATAGCAGGTGTACTATCTGGATCTTCGTTATTGAGCCAATTACGATGTTGTAATTCGCATAATACCAATGCACTGGTAAACTCAGACCACGTTAGCCAGCTGGGTGTATGGTTATCCGGGCACTGAACACGATCAGGCTTACCATTTTTATCATATAGAATGGGCACACCCCAGCTCTTTGCACGCTCTAGAGTAACATATCTGGTTTCACCATCATACCCATCGTCGTCGCTGATTCGATAATAAAAATCATCGTTGGTATCCCATCCGGCATCCTCTGGATACCCCCGAGCAGGAACGACAGCAGGACCGCTACCTCTTACTCCAGCTAGATATCCAAAAAGTCCATATTCTCTACCAACATAAAAAGATCTACCAAAATTAGACCACGATGTATACGCAGTATTGGTAGGATCTTTATATTCCATATAAAGATGAATATCACAGCCCATTATGCGTCACCAAGGTTATCAATAATTAGACCAACCTTAATCTCATGCTCAATAAACGAGCCGATGGTTACCAGACCATCATCACGACATTCTGCGTTATTAAACAGCTCAAGAGCATGCTCGCGAGAATTAGCCACAATAACCGTCATTCCGTATACACCGCGGTCATATTCGTAAATTTTCATGCAATCCTCTAGTGTTTTAACAGAAGTATAAAATATACACTAAGTCTATAATTTGTCAACAAGTATGTTTAAGCTTTTACTTGCTAGCCCTGTAATTCAATACATAGTCCTTAGCTTTCTCTTTATCTAGGTATTCACCGGACCAATCAAGATATACAGTGTCAAAGTTACCAACATCAATTAGTTCGCAGATAATTTCTTTCTGGCGATCAGTATCTTGCTGGCACATCGCGCTAGCCGATGAACCAATCTTAAAATATTCTTCAAGTAAAGACATGGCCTTGGTATTATCTTTAAAACTCCAAGACTTAATGGTTCCCCATTTTAGAGTCAGTTTATCACTCATATTATTTCCACTCTCTGCTGTTAGCAATTTCAGCATCAGTAAATGAACCACCTTGTCGATCAACTTCACCAATCCAGCTTGAATCACTGTCGTTCTTAATAGAGTCCAATTTGGTGATTTTCTTAACCTTGAAACAGTTGTTCACCTTGCTTTTAACTTGATCAATTTCAAATTCATGCTGCTCGATAATATGTGAAGGATAAACAGTAATGGTTGCGGCATCTCGTCCCCAATATGATTGGGTTAGTTGATCCGTCCATATTTTAACTATCTCGTCACGTTCATCAGCGGTCTCGCATTCGATGACCTGATAATGCGAGTACTCTGCATCTAACTTAACAACAATTAAATATCCCATTTTATTTCTCCTATTATTTGAAGTCATTACCGACAAGTAATGTCAATTTTTCTTCGTCTGATAGATTATAAAAAGAAGAACTGGGTTTTTCGCTGCATACCACAAGATGCTGTGCGATAGCATTCTCAAGCTTGGTCAATTCTACTGCGTTGTTTTTCTGCATCTTTTCCAACAGTTTTTCGCCAAGACTGTTAGATACAATAGTGCTAGCAACACTTGCTGCCCAGGCATTAAACACCTTGTGTCTATCCGATGCAACTTGTGCAACTTGCAAGGGTGTCATATCGTATTCGGGTTTCTTAGCCATATTATCTTCCTTTAAAAATCACACAAAAATTGACTAATAAAATGCTTTTCAGCTTCAGTTCTGGTCACGCCATCACGTTTTTGAATAATATCAATAGATTCGCTCAGTGTGATTTCATGCTTGCAAAGCTTCTTAAGCAAATACGAATCAATCATATTGGTATATTCGTTGTCTGTGTCACTTGCCCAGAGCGGGTTTTCCACAATCATATCATGAAATGAACTAAGCTCACAAAACCCGCTAACACTATAACCAATAGCCATATTCATCTCGGCATAATCACGTTGACTAAACTCGCCTTGGTGATATCTACGTGCCATTGTGTTCATATCTTGTATATCTCGTTTTAGATATGTGTCATAAATCATAGGGATTTGCTTTACCAACCAATGGTCTGGATTTTTCACAAAGCGTTGCGTACCAGCGTCATCGATAACGGTTTCGTATTCAATACCCCCAACTTTAATTATGATCTTATCACCTGGTTTGTAATCTGACATCATGTGCCCTCAATGTAACTATAATAAATTCGTGCATATCTTGTTCGGTTAATATTCTAGATAAATGAGCAGTTCTAGATTTTAGAAGTTCCACAGCTATATTGCCACTACTATCCAAATATTCATGCCATACTTTATTAGCCATTATCATCCATTTATATGGAACCGTTCTAAAATCAGACAACTTGACATATGGTCCAGGTAGATTTAGACCTTTCCAATGATATTGTGAAATTTCTAAGTAATACGACATCAATCGTCATCTAGTGGATCGCTAAGGGTGTCAAACCCAGTGCCATATTCAAAGGTTTCATGTACATCAAGACCACCAAACTTCTGAATAAGACTTCTGATCGCACGTTCGTAAATCACGTAATCTTTAATGTCTTTACCTTTCTGCTCCTCAATATATGCATTAACGCTAGCAACACTGTCCTGTTCATCCTCAGTAAAAGTATTCATTGTAGCAGCAATGCGATCATAAATCGCCTTCATGCGTTCAGGAGTATCTGCCATGTAAGTAGTAACGTCGCCATATGATACCCAATTAAAAACTCTCATTGTTTACTCCATATCTTCAATGTCAAGAGCAACCTTTTCTGCAAAGGTAAGTTTCTTCAATCCAGACTTGCGAAGTTTAGCTCGCTTAGCCTTGGCCCGTTCCTCACGAACTCGTTTAAGATCAGCTGCACGATGCTCTTCCCACCATGTAGCAAGATCGCGACTGGTAGTATTTTTAGCATTATAAACAATGTTATCAAAGAGCTTTTTGTCCTTACGTTTAATACTACGAAGCTTCTTACAAAGCTCGAGCAAGGGACGATCATCTCGGCAATAATACTCAATAGCAGCATCCTTAACATACTGAGGAACCGGTGTCATAAGCTGTTCCAACACATAAACATAAAGCTTTGCAGCACGTTGCAGCTCAGCTTCGCGGGCGTTTTGCTCTAGATAATCACTACGGCAAGGCATAACCATCCTCATATTATGAGTTTAATATAAAAACACTGTAGCATATTTTTGCCATATGTCAATGTATATTACGGGTTAAAATCGATAAAACCGGGTCCTATCCATCTATCTCTGCGATTCATTTTTATTTCCCACTGTTCACGTACAGCAAGGTGTTTTATAGACTCTAAAGATAATTTTCTATTGCATACCATTATCACAACGTCATCACTTTGATTCCACGGATTTGGTTCAATTTTATCATTAACATATTTTAATGGTATTTTTTCTTTTGATATAATGTTGTAATAATAATAATGATAAAGGTTTGGATATTTTATTAAAGCAGTCCATGTACGTTGTGCATCAGATGTATGTCCTTGGTCAGAGATTATGCATCCATACTTTTTTACAGCAAACTCAATACTACGCCGTATATATCCTTGATTTCTATATTCAACATCTGTACACTGCATATCTACTTGCCATAAATTGTTTTCTAACTTATGTAATCCAACGTAGCTTATTATAGTATCTTTATCAAAAACGCCAATATGGGCTAAATCAAACTCAAAAACTGCTTTTAAAATTAATCCAGTTCTTAATGTCTCTTCATAATTTATTTTAAAAAAATGCCATTGATATGATGCAGGATACTCCTCCCTAGGAGGATTAGTATATATCTCGTTAATTTTCATTATATATTATTTATAATAATGAAATAGTAAAATAAGAAGCACGGATAGTATAAAACTATCCGGCTCGTATTTACTTCTTCTTATTCAGACGGTCTGCTTCAAGGATAGGCAATCCAGCTTCAGTTGGAACATAAACAACCGTATTTCCATCCTTACCTTCTTTCATCGCAGTAATCCACATCCAACGAAGATATCCTTCTGGTCCGCCTAGGCTATCTGCGACAATCTTATTCGCTTCAGCAACACCGCGTGCTCGTTCAATTTCGGCTTGTGCTTCATATCGTGCAGCATCAGTTTTGGCCTTTGCTGTGCGAACCGCAATCTCTCGATTCTGATCAGCTCGTGCAAGTTCTGCTCGACCAGTCATTTCAGCATTCCATACACTATATTGTGGACAACCCCACATTCCGCCGCCAACACTTAGAATAACCAGCAGAATAAAAATTACAACATACGGAATTGGATTAAACCCGAGATCGTTTCTATCGCTCACATAGCCCTCCATTAAGGTACTAGCTAAGATAGACTATAAGTTAGATGATGTCAACTAACATAATTTGAAATAAATAAACTACAGCAATTAAACCAGGATGATAATATGAGAATACGTGATTTTATAAAAGAAGGTGTTGTTGACAGTGTAAAAAGCAGTGCTAAGAAATTCTGGCATGGAACCAGCGGTGAAATATCACGTGAACGCAAATGGCCGCTGGCATATGAAAAAGCCAAAGTTGCATATCGACATGCATTAAATACTGGTGATTTTGATGCTATAGACAAATACAGTGATCTATTCAATTATTTTGCATTGTTAACAGGAAACGCAACCTTACCAAGTTTTCAAAATAGATTACTAAGACAAAAATGGACCAAACAAGATTTTGTTGAATATGTAAGACAACACTATAAAGACGATTTAGATCGAGCAGATGCAGGAAAATTACAAGAAGCAAAAGCAGTATGGGACAAGCCGAATCCTAAAAAAAAACATAAAAAACTAACGCCTGCAAAAAAAGCAAAGGCCAAGGCTCGTGCTAAGAAAGCTGGACGTAAATATCCAAATATGGTTGATAACATCTGGGCTGCACAGTTGCAAGAAGCAGATGAGGACGTCCTTCCACCAATTTCACGCGATGAGCTAAAAAAGAAACAACAATTAAGATCAAAATATAAATCAATTGAAGACGATTGGAAGAAACGTGAACAAAATCAAGCTAATATACGTAAACGTCAGCCGGGAATAACTAAAACTAGCTTTGGATGGACTATTACAAGAAGCTCACCAGATGAATATGGTGATCCCATTGAAGCAGATATAGTTGTTTATGTGAGCGGAGAATACGAACCTGCTTCTCAAGGATCTCAATTTGAACCAGGTTATCCAGCACAGTTTCACGGAATTGACATTGATTGGGCTGAAATAGATTCAACTGATCCTCAAGACGCACCGTTAACTATGGAAGAAAAAGTAGCTCTTCAACTTGAATTTGAGGAAAAATATTCAAGTCTATACGACAGAGCTAATGAAGCTCTGCTTGAAGAGGTTTAATCAATTTTATTTGATTTCTAATCCTAGCTTGATCATACCGTCTTTTAACATACGTTCGGCTTCGGCATATAATCCTGGATCACCTTGTCTAAGGACTTGCATGAGTGCAGCCTTTTCTCTAAGATAAACTCGTGCAAAATTTGGATCATGCTGATAAATAAAATGTGAATCGCGGTGCGACAACACCCATTCACTCTATAATCCTGAGGAATTACAGCATGATATTTATCGACAACAAATATACAGCATTATATTTTAAAATAATCAACTCTGCATTGAATAGATGCATTAATGGATACACCGAAAACCATCATATAATACCTAGATCTATTGGTGGTAGTGACGATGATTCAAATCTAGTATCTTTAACAGCAAAAGAACATTATATTGTACATTTGTTGTTACCTAAAATGGTAACAGATTCTTTACATAAACAAAAAATGTGGGGAGCAATTTGGGCTATGACTAGATTAACATCAAAAACCCATAGTGGTCAACGTTATATTAAATCGTCAATTTTTTACCAAAAAGCAAAAGAAAATATAGATTTTGGTAAAGGTAACCGAGGAAGAAAACAATCAGAAGAAGAGATACAAAAGAGAGCAAACTCTCATAAAGGTAAAAAGTTATCAGATGACACTAAAAAGAAAATTGGAGATGCTAACAGGGGCCCTAAAAATCGCATACCGTGGAATAAAGGTCGTGTGTTAGGTCCTATGTCGGATGAGCTTAGACACAAGCATAGTCTGGCATTAAAAGGGAAACCAAAAACTGTAGAAATAAGAGAAAATATGAAAAAAGCCCAAGCATTACGTACTAAAGAATCATATGCAAAAGGTTGGACCCATAGCGAAGAATCATTAGCTAAAATAAATTTAGCTGCACAAAACAGGCCACGTATTACATGTCCGCACTGTGGTAAAATTGGTGCATCAAATCTTATGAAAAGATATCATTTAGATAACTGTAAATCTTTCTCAGCCTTTTCCAGAACTTGATGTGCAAGGGACAAAACTCCTTTATCTGCCTCCCCAAGAACAGTCAACAGAGCTTTTTTTTCTTTTAGATATACTTTTGCAAAATTTTTATCATGTTCTACAATACTTAAAGTATTTGAAACTAAATCACAACATTTAATTGATTTCGCAGCAGGAGGAGCACCGGCTGTGTGCTGAAGATCCATATTCTTTCTTATGCGACGATTTCCGTCAGTTGGTTTTGAAACATCCGTAAGCCAGCTAACAAGATTTGCTACTTCATCTCCAAGCTCATTGCGTACATCGTTTAACGTCATATTTGTATCTTCTACAACATCATGACATAGGGCAGCAGCTTCTTGCTCGGGTGAAATATGTCCACTGGCATACTTTTTGAGTATAGCTCGAACTTCACGTGGATGCGCTATATACGGCTCACCAGTATATTTTCTTACTTGATTTACGTCGCCGTGGGCTTTTTCAGCAAACGCATCTGCTTTTTCTACAATATTCATAATATCAGTGTAGCGCATGATTAACGTAAGGTCAACAGAATTAAGTGCTGACCATTCCTTGTTTAACTTCAACGTTTGCAGAAGGTACACGTTTTTTGATTACATCAGCATGTTCGTCGGCATCAGCTTTATTTTGATAATATGTTGAAGGTTTGTCATTGATATAAATGATCCAACGCTGTCTATCTTCGGATACAGACTCTGGTAATACTTCAGCAGGAATAGAATACATTCCAGCTTTTTTATAAGCTAGTAATCTAATCAATCCGTAAACTAAAACAAAACCACCATTGATTTTTCGAACTTTGATTGGAGGTACTGGTTTAAAAACTCTCTTTTTTAGAGTATTAGCTAATACTCCTATTTTCTTTTGATGTTTAGGTGTTAAACTTGCATGAGACTCAGGTGTAATTGAAATAAATTTCAACGGTATTTGTAAAACTGGGTTAGAGCGCGGAGCTCCTGTGTCTGACTCAGCGGGGGAATAAAATAGTTCTGTAATTAACATAGTTGATATCCTGATTTAAATCTAACACTTTTTAGTTATTATAAATCATATTTATCAAACTTATGAGAGAAAATGCTTAACACCAAGTTAACATAAATTTTATGTAATCTTCTTCAAATCTAAAAATAAAATCAGTTGATATAAAGTACATCACATATCCCCATTTATAATCAGGGTATTGGTCAACATCATATATAGAACCAAATCGAGCTCCGTTACCTAGATTAAGGTAACACCATGTGACAATAGAATCAATGTCATGAAGACTGTTTTCCAGTGTTATTGTTTTCATTCACTGTCTGTCCATGCTAATATAAATTGACTGTAATTAGACTTATTAGTAAACCAAAATTCTATATCGTATGGAATCCATAATAACGGTAACTGTCTAATTATACAATAATTCCATTTTTTGGTTCTATGGCCAAAATTATCCTGGCAATAGTTTACTATTTGTTGTAGTTTGCTAAAAGATTTGCTTGATATCTTTACATAGTATGGATATTTTTTTGGTCTGGTTTTCTGCATGCTATTTTTACATATATTTAAAATAAAATTCTGTATAAGATTCCATTGAGTCAAATTCTAAAACATTAATAAATCGTCCTTCTCGCGAATGCCAAATACGGAAATATCTAATGTTATGTTTAGGACACCAATCATTGAGAAAATTTACTATTTTAATTACCGTGGTTTTACCCACATAAAGAGAAATATCAGTTTCTATTATTGTATTTCTAGTATTATCGGCTAATCTTTCCCAAAATATTCGTTTTTTCATTATAATTTTTAACTATTCTTCCATTTTAATAAAAAAAGCACAGCTTTATCTTGATCTTTAAATTTATACTTTACTGTATAATCACCAGTTTGCCAGTTTATACTTTCGTAAACAACATCCCAGTCGTTGCTAGACCTAGGCCATTGTTTGCAACACCATCTAAGTACCTCACTTAGATATTCCACACTGCCAGTTATTTTACAAGTTTTTTTAAACATATGCTAAATATACATATGAAAATAAAAGAAATCATTAATGAAGGCATGTCTTTTGGACCTGCTAGAAAAATAGTTAAAAACGGCGAAACACATATCACCGGCAGAGAATGGTTGAGCAAACAAGACGTTGAATGCCCATATTGCGAAGGTAAAGGCTATGAAATATGGGATAATCAAAAAGAAAGATGCGGATATTGCGAGGGTAAAGGCAAAACGTCGGAACATGTATCATCTGCACCAGAGCTAGATGTTAGCAATGCAAACGGATATGCTATTCAAGAAATGTTAGGGTTAGAACCCGACTGGACTGGACATATCGAAGCAGAAGACTTGCCTAAAATAATGCAGAGATTGATTAAGATTAAGAATACCGGCGTGGATCCGTATGTTCAAGATCACACGGTTGAAAAACCTTCAATGCAGCGTTTACCCGATGAAGATGGCATAGCTAGAATTGGAACGCAAGGACCAACAATGTATCATGGTGGCAGAAGCTATGCACAAGTCGAAAGATATATTGATAAACTTATTGAAATCATTAGGTTTGCTCAGAAAAATAATGCTATAATATCATGGGGATAAAATTCATCCTTAGATATTAATAAAGGTCACAATGATCAATAACATTAAACTTTCAAACAAAACTAAATGGTCTTTACTTGCAATTTTACCATTTTTATATGGTGTAAATTATGCTTACAATGAAATTGATTTTAGCAAAGACGTAAAATCAGCATTGTGTCAGGGTAATTGTGCATACAACAGTATGGATTTAAAGAGATTGCCTTTGCAAACAGCTGGACCTGTATTGAGCAGTGCTCCTGTAGAAATGTCTACGGCAAGTCAAGAATCAGGGTTGTTACAGAATTCAGGGCCAATGGCTACGTCAACCCTATTTGAAAATGGACCAGTTTCTAGCAATTATAATTTAAATCTTTCAAGTGAGTATAATAATATTATACTGCCACCATTTGTAATGCAGAATACTGGCTTTTATGTAATTGAAGGAGTTGGACCATTTTCAACTATTACATCAATGAATCAATTACAAGCTATTTTAGAATCTCCGGCTGGAAAAGATCCAGTAATACTAGCAACAATAGTTGATTCTATTACGCCTGCAAATCCTCTACCTCCTAGCATGACGATTGTACCTTTGCCGCCGGTAATTTATAATCCAACCATTCCGTCAAACTCAAGTCCAAATTAATAAAATCTCTAACACCATGCCAGTGTAAACTGCACAATATCACTTTTGTTTTTGAATCTAAATTCAAGACATCTTTTACTATTGATTGTCCAGTCCCAGCTATCACCAACTGGACCAAAGTTATTCACACACCAAAGAACGATATCTTTAGGCATATTAATTTTTCCAACTACCACGTCCGGATCCAATATCACGTTATATTCCATACTAGCACCATGTTATTACAAACTGTGTGTAATCTTCTTTGAGTTTAAATTTCACTATCACTCTATAAACCTTATTACCGTTCATAGTAATATCGCAGGAGTAGCTATCTTTATCGTATGTTTCTTCACACCATTTAACTATTTCTCGCCAATTTTCTTTTGATGAATAGTGATATTCTGCATTGTGCAGACAAACTCTATATTTGTATGTTCGTAGCCATTTAAACATTATCTAAATCCAGTTTAGAGCTTTAATTAGTGGAATATGAATAACAACTCCAAGTTAATGCAAATAGTGCATGATCATCAGGGTTTTTAAATTTATAGGTCATGTACCCAAAGAAATCGTGACTACTCCATTGTCCGTTTTGGAACCGAGCAGCACACCACTCATAGATTTCTCGGTTATGTGAGTAGTAATCTCGATCTATGGTAAAAACTTTTACAGCCATCTTAATTTAAACTCAGTTAAGTCTTCTAAAGATTTAAACTCAAAAAATCCGTCATCATATACATTATTTGTTATTTTATATTCTTGTTTTAACCATACGTGCATAGATGCATAAAACGGTTTATCAAGGATTTTTAGTGAGCTATTAACACTTTTATAGATAGCTACATATGATCTAAGCACATCCCATAGAATATCATTATTGTTTATGACATAAGTTTTCATATTACAGCCATACTAACACAAACCGTGCTTGATTTTCTCGATTGGAAAAATTCCATTCTATGGTTTTATTTGACCAAACAATACTCCAATTTTGATTGTATTTTCCAAAATTACTTTCACACCAATCATATATTTTAGAAAACTCTTCATAGCTTTCGAACATTTCTGTCTGAATACTGGTGTACTGCATTTTTTTACCAGGTAAAATTCTTCGTTTATCGTTATTCATATAATACACCATATAAAATTTTCTAGAATATCTATTAGATAGTAGTTGATTACACTAGATATTTCAAGTCATTATTAATAACTTTTATGCAAAAACCATCGTGAAATGCACAGACGTTTCTTGTTCTTTAAAACCAAAAACCCAATAGTTATCTATTTGCATATCGCCGGTGCATGCCCAATCTTTATCTTTTACTCCGGCATTTGCCATGCACCATTCTACCATTCTCTTATATGCAATACCAAGGCTAAGATTTGATAGATCAACAGGGATAAATGCTAGATGCCACCTATTGTTTGTCATTTAATGCTCAGTGGTATCACATCGTGCAAGCTGAAACAAAACCATATCTTCTTGTTTAGCAAATCCATAGATAGAAAATAATCCACGATTAGCATCGCTCCGTGCTCCATAATAGAACCAAGATTCTCCAGATGAACCAACATTGTTAAACAACCATTCTTTATCAGCAGTTGATGTTTGTTCAATTTGAGTATATGTACATTCATATGGCCAGACTTTTGAAAATTTATATGGAAACTTATCCATGTATGTAGTCGCCCCAGGTTAACATAAAGAGGATATATTCGTCCTCGGTTTGCAACCACCATCCTTCATCAACTTCGTTGTCGTGTCTATATGCACCAAATGCTCGTACACACCAGATGTCAATTTCTGGTCTGATAGAAGGTTTAAAATTTTTAACATCGATGTAAAATTTGGGATATTTAACAATATCGCCATCTAGTGTGTTAACATATTCAACTCTCATTATTTACACACCATTTGAAAAAGAACTAAATCTTCTTGTTTTTGAAAATGAAACGTAACATGCAGCATTCCAACTTTATCTTTTCTTTCTTTAAATGCCCATGAGTTAGGTGGAATATTTTGTTCACACCACTGCATGGCCTCAGAGACTTCTCCTGCAGCATCAAAATCCCAGGGATATTCGCCTATATAAGGAGGCCAGTTATAACTATATCTCATAGAATAACTCTAGCAGGTGTTCATTGCAATGTCAATCAACAACTTTACATCCATGTTAACATAAAGAGAGCATGGTCTTCGTCGTTGTTAAAATATACAGTTTCATAGGTATAATCAATTTCGTACCACCAATTAGAAGAAATGTCCATTACTGGACTGCCAAACGTTAGATAACACCATTCTATCATTTTCTCTGTATTTTCACCACTAATGCGCGCTGACTTCATCATCACCCCATGTCATTTTCCATAATGTATAGTCGTCAATATATCTAAATCTCCAACTTATTAGTTCCCGACTAATTAATTCTGATTTATCCGGACAGGGGTATGTATTCCATCTGGCATTTTTTGCATGTATGGTTCGTGATCGGTTGCCAATATTACGTTTGCACCATTCTATTCTTTCACAATATTCATTGTAATTAAGGTAGCATTTAGATCTAAAAATAGATTGATAAAACTTGTTGTGAAAATCTTCCATTTTTTTACGATTGGAAAAATAATATGTAACTTCCAATACGTCATAAAAAAGAAAAGAGTCAATGGTCCATGAATATTTCTTTTTACCTACATATAAATCGAGCCATGCTTTAAGCTGATCAAATCTCTTCCATGATAATTTTCCTGCAGGAAAATCAATTAATAGTGTTGTATGATGTTTTAATTTTTTATTCATTATTAACAGCTGGTTACATATACATTATAATAAATCTAGCTTTTTCTTCAATAGAAGGAAATTCAATAGACCATGTATTATTTAAAGATTTACTAACGGCTCCGGGAAAATTTTTATCTAGCCATCGCTGACAGGATTCCATTAGCTCTTCGTGCGAACCTGATAGCGGTTGATTCCAGTCACGTATCCATGATAGAAAATTCTGTGTTGCGGTAAGTTTTTGAGGAATTATCATTATTTCATGTGTCATTTTAGATTATGCACATTCTGTGCCCCAGGTTAAAATAAACCTAACTTTCTGTTCTTCTGTACGAAAAGTTATTGAAACCTTGAGAGTTTGAGAGTGTATTGTTACATCCCAGTCCTTTTCCATTACACCAATTTCATTGTTTAACCATTTAGCAAGTTCTTCAGAGTTTTTTCGAATAGATTCGCTTTTTACTAAAACACAATAATCAGTCATTATACAACCATGCTAGCTTAAACAGGATTAAATTTTCTTTAGTTTTAAATCGCCATTCATAGGTGAAATATATTTTAGTTTCGTCTATTGTTATTCTAGAAACAACACTTGCCCAGTCAATTAGTTTAGTTCCCACATTTTTAAGTAGCCAATCTATTAGATCTGATGTTTCTTCAGATCTAGGCCAATAATCCACTTTATAAGGAAATAAACGCAGGTCAACTTTATCTTTCTCTATAATTTTTCTAGTTGGTTGTTTTTTGGTCTTCATTTTTATATCAGTTATTTCCATGTTAAACAAAACAATGTCCAATCTTCTTCATTGACAAATACAATCTTTACCCATGTCCAATGAGAATCATAGAACCATTTTGCACCACAGGGTCCAATGGTGTTCGACAACCAACAGTGTATTTCATTCCATTTATCGTTCACTCTAACCTTGGCTGTTAACGGTGGCATTTCAACTCCATTTTAATATAAAATGTGTTTTTTGTTCTTGAGAAACAAAACGTAGAACACATGGCTCTGAATAGCTAGGA